CAGTGGCATTTGTTAAGTCCGCAAAGAGAGGATAAGTAGGACCTTGGTTAATAAATGCTTGCGCATTTGCATTAGAACCAACGTTTGCAACAGAAACACTTGCTTGAGTTGTACTGCCTGTTGTATCAGTATAAGTTTTAACTGGGGCAACACTACCTAAAGGTAATGTTACAGCACTGCCTTTTTGTGGCCATGGTAAAGCGCTTGTAAAATAATCTTTGCGTTTACCTCTACGTAATAATGTGTAATTTGTTACTGTATCTGGACCATCGCCAGTATCTACCACAACGGAATTCTGAAGGTTTTCATCTCTGAACCATTCGTTGTAGATCAAATTATAAGCACGTGGCCAGAAAGCACAGTGAGATACGGTTCCCGTATTAGACACCTGACCCACAGTAGGCAGACCCATATAATCTTGAAGGCTGCCAATAGTATATCCACCAGCTGGACATACTTGTTGGGGTACAACATAAGAAATCGAATCACCTGGATTCGTTTGTTGACCCATAAATTTTTGCCAATTGGACCAAATTAATCGATTTGGTACAAAGAAAAAGAAAGAGTCTAGATACATATTATCCATAATTGGATAAATAGGTGTCGCAAGACGTGTAAACGCTGTCATATTTAGGCGAAATGTATCGCCTGGGAGCATTTCATCTACGTATACAGGTACGAGATAACCAGCATCGAATGTAGTTTTATGTGTTGATTGACAATCAAATGAACTCCGAGGTATATCTGCCTTCGGAATCATTGTAAATTGATGTACATCTACTGATCTATTACGATGCATTTTATTAAGCTCCCTAGTATTATTCCGACCCAAAGATACTACCTTTGAGTCGGTTTATTTCAAATCATTCCTTAGTAATTTTTACTTGTTTTCCTAAGGATATTAGTTTTGGTTGATCATGTAAAGTGAATTGACCACTGTTATCGTCAAATTCACCAAATTCGTATAAATCAAAGTCATCAGGATGGTTATATAGCTGATTATCAGCATCTTGTCGGTTGACTTCGTCGCTAAAGCTACGAATAGCAACACCGACAGAAGGTACAAACATAGGACGGCCGTAAGCATCAGCTGCGCGGTCTTTTACTGAACATAGTACTTGTTTCATGAGGATTTATCCTTAAGTGAGGTTACGTTTAAGTTTTTGAAGTTTTGCCTGAGTTACTTGTTCTTTTACTAACAATCGCTCTGGAGTATTGTCTTCATGGTTTAGTTTAGCAGACTTTTCCCGAAGGTAAAGTAGTTCGTCAAATTCATATGGATTATCTATTTTATAGTTTTTATCATAATATTTTGGAGGTTTGACTTTTTTTCCACGAATTACAACGTAATCGTTAGGGTACACATCGGAAGTGTATTTTTTATACCATTCATAACCAATACCAGGCTTTAAAGACATTTTATTAAACTCAGGTCTTCTATCAGTAATTACCCCAGTATCGGGGTCAATTTCTGTGTAATGTTTATCTGCATTTTTTCCTGTTACTTTTTTCATAATGTATCGAGCCACGTAGGCTGCGGATTCGAAAGTAACGTCTCCAATGGAGGAATAACCAAATGGCCAGAGTAATTCAAGGTTTTCGGATCTATATAAGTTAAGACCAGAGGGACTCCGTTTCCATAATTTCTTATCATCAAAGCCGAGTCCGAAGATACATGCATGCCAGTGCGGACGGCCAAAGTTTTCACCATATTCTCCAGCCATGTAAAAACGTATTCTTCGTCCAAGATACCGTTTTCGTAATCTTTTAATAAAGAGCTGAAAGTCTCGATAGTGTAGTGATCGATCGCTTGGGATATGGTCATCATCGTATGTAAGTGTTATAAATGAGTTTTCTTCATGCATTTGAGCCTCATGCATACATCTTATCGCCCACTGACGTGAGCGTTCAAGCCTGCAGCCAATACATTGTCCGCAGGGTAAATTTAAAGATCGTGATATGTCGTGTCTTCTCAATTCTGAGAAGACTATAGATCCATCAGTGCATTGATATGCACTTATTGGGTGATAGCAAGGCATGTGAGGTGCCTGGGGGCTTTTTTAGAGCCTCCAGCCTCCACGTTGTGGGGCTTTTTGCATATTTGCAGATTTAGTGCGTTTAGCATTCCGTCTAAAAGAACGAGCGGAACGACGTTTATTAACAGGTTTTCTATACATCATTTTAATAGCTCCTTTTATCCATCATTGTGGGTTTGGTGTCACCTAGCACAGTTACATCTAGTAAGGTAACTGTGCTACGGCTTATTCAGCCGCCTTTTCAGGGGTTTTAGGCGCTTCTACGACTTCGGCAGCGCCTTTATTGACCAGGCCGAGTTCCTCGGCTTCTGGTCGATTGGCTTCATCATTGAGAAACTCAATTAGACTCGCTGGATCGTTATCGAACCTTGCTCTAATTTGAGCAGGCAAGCTGTCAAATTCATCTTGAGCAGCGATAACTTTGTTTAATGCGGTATGGTAGTCACCGATACCTGTGAAATCGCCATATTGAGGCGATATTGGGCTTTCAGGTAAAAGCCCTGTAATGTTGAATTGACGAAGGATATTATTAATATCACATTCGTCTTTAAAATGCTGCTGAGCCAGGGAAGGCTCCTCACAAGCCAACCCTGACTCATTTGACGCAGCATCTTTGTCATAGTTGTAACCTGTACGTAAAAAAATTCCATTTTTTGACATATTTATCTCCCAGGGGGCATTGTTAACCGACCAGTGTCGGGTTTGAATACGTTGGACAATCCTTTTCCAACAGCACTTGCAGCGGACGAAGCTCCAATACCGACATCTCGGAATATATTGGCACCCCTTTCCGCTCCTTTGATATATACACCTTTAGAGCCTTCGTACAATTTGCCAACTGCCTTGGCCTCAGGCATTTCGTAGTTACGATATAACGCATTTGCAGTACTTTGAGCTGCCAAAGCGTTATTTTGATTAATAATAGAAGCTACTTGGTCAGCAAACTTTGCATGACCAGGTAATTGAGCAGACTTATTAGCTGCCTCTACAAGAGCCAAATTCATGTTGGCTCTATTTAAATCTTCTTGTGAACCGGCTGCGCCTGCTTGTTCACGCTTAAGTAACGTATCAGCATAAACACTCGCTGCTTGCGCAGCACTAGTCGCAGCTGCTCCTAAAGTGTTTTGCATTTGCGCAGTAGCACCGACAGGAGTCGATGCACCACCCTGCGAATAAGCAAGCATTGGGTTTAAACCCGCAGCTTGCATGTCAGCTACAGCACGCTGATAGCTGGTGTTAGACATTTGCTCTTGAAACGCTTGTTGCTGTTGAGCAATCTGTTTATTAGCTTGGTTAGCGGACTGCTGTCCAATAATAGAACCAGCAGCCGAAACAATAGCAGGAACAATTGCCGCTAACATTAGAAATGATCGATTAAACCAGGTACAGAGTACATTGGCATTGGTCGCGCTTTTTTAACATCAAAAAAGCTATCAAAAATAAATTGTTGTCCGTTTGCAGCAGCACCCACGGCAACTACACGACTTACAGGAGGATTCTCCTGTATAAATGTCGTGTTAAGAGTAGGCAACGATGTAAATCGCTGGGCTAAATGCCAGCCGTCAATCGTACCCGTTGCGGTTGACCTAAATAATGAAGATATACGGCTTGGGTTATAGCGATATTCAGCCCATCGCTCTTGATACCCAAACACTCCAGTATCGTTCGAATCACCTCGAACATAGATTTCTTCATTAAGAACAGCTTGTTCGCCAAGTGTGGCAAAAGCTGGAAAGTAAAAGTCGTATCTTGTGGATCTATTCCACATACGATGCAAACCTTGTTGGTATGTAAGGTCTGCACGTACTGAAACGATACCTAAAATAACACCGTGTTCAGTAGCTGAGTAAGTAAAGCCATGATTATGAGCCAAGGCAGTACCCATAGCAGCAAGTGTGCCCATAGGGGTAGTAGTTCCACTAGCTGAAGTACCCGACGTCTGAGCGATCGGATTAATATTAATAGTGGTTGTGCCACCCCCGATGTACTCGGGACGCTGTAAGCGAGCATCAGGAGAAATAACACCAAAATGTGAGCGTACAATTTCAGTATAACGAGTACCGCCACGAGCATCACGCTCCAAAAGTTTTTGAATTTGGAAAGATTGACGTAATTGATTAATAGTCGCAGCAGTGGCATTTGTTAAGTCCGCAAAGAGAGGATAAGTAGGACCTTGGTTAATAAATGCTTGCGCATTTGCATTAGAACCAACGTTTGCAACAGAAACACTTGCTTGAGTTGTACTGCCTGTTG